GTAGTGATCCAGTTACTTATGGTACCTTGCAAACAAGAAATCTTGTAGCTGGAAAGGTTGAATTTGAAAAGGAGGATATAGAGTATTTAACTGGGGCAAAGAGATATGAATTTGAAGTTAAAATAACTAAGCAAGAAGGTTGGGAAAAACTGGACACCAAAACAAAGACAATATTAGCTTCTATAGGCTGGCAATATGGTCTAGGTAGTGCTGCATTTAAGAAAGCATATAAGGCTCGAGGGGATAAGGTTGATTTAGCTAATTTATTAGATGAATTCGGAGAGAGGGAATATAAACATAGGCGGACAAGTGAGGCTGACTATCTCTTGTCTCCAGTAGATAAAGTTTTTAGAGATATGACTAAAGATGATAACTTTTTAGAATAGGAGATAACAATGCCAAGACCAAGACGAACAACAAGAAGGAATCCTAAACAGAACCCTAGAAATGCAGGGTTAAATAGAGCGGCATCTATGAGAGGTAACAATAGAAATCTAGGACAAAATCAACCATTTCAAGGTGGACTTGTGGACGACAATGTCCTCCAGGACAAGAGCCAGGTAGAGATGAAACTGGGGCACAAATTTGTAAACCAGCACAGGCTAATATTGCTGGTAATGTACCAGTTATAAATGCAAATAGAGCAACAACTCCTACTCCAGGAACAAAACCTGAGGGATATTAATGGCCAAGCGCACAGACAAACAGTCTGAAAGGATTCGTCAGATATTTAATCGGACGAATCAGTCAAATAGAATACAGTGGGAATATATAAATCAGAAAGCTCACGATTTTTCTAATGATAATCAGTTAACTGCAAAAGAGGTACAGGAACTTGAAGATCAAGGTATGCCTACATTTACTATTAATCGTATAACTCCTGTAGTTGAGATGTTGAACTTCTATGCTACTGCGAATAGTCCTAGATGGCAAGCTGTAGCCGTAGAAGGATCTGACTCTAAGGTGGCTGCAGTATTTTCTGATATGGCAGAATATATCTGGTCATTATCTAGGGGTGGGACATTGTATGCTAATGCAATAAATGATGCTATTACAAAGAGCATTGGATGGCTTCATGCAGTAGTTGATCCTGATGCGGATAGAGGGATGGGAGAGGTAAAAATTGAACAGCCAGAACCATTTGATATATATGTAGATCCTAAGAGTAGGGATATGTTATTTAGAGATGCTGCATTTATAATGATACGAAAGATCCTACCTAAGTCTCAACTTCTTAAGTTGTTTCCTGATAAAAAGGCTAAGATTAATAAAGCTTCTTCTAGTGAGAATAATGATTATAGTTATACAGAGAAAGCATATAATACTTATCAAAAAGATTTTGGTTACAAGGATGTGGTAGAATCTGATTCAGTAGATCCTGAGACTGGAGAGACAGATATGCTACTTGAATACTTTGAAATGTATGAAAAGGTTAAGATAGCATATATGAATGTATTTTATCGTATACCTCCTACAGAAGATCAGATTAAAGAAATACAGGCCACTGTTAGTGCTCAAATAGAAGAGATTGCTTCTGAGATGCAAGTTCAAATGATGGAACAGAATCAACAGTTACAGGCACAGGTGGAATCTGGGGAGATGCTACCAGAGAGAATGCAACTTGAGATAGAGAAAGCTGCAAAACGTATGCAGGAAGAGATCCAGATGCAAAGAACTCAGATGATGAATGATCTAGTTCAAAAGGCTACACAGATAGACAATAAGGTTGTCACTGAGAAAGAATATGATATATTAGAGAAAGATCCTTCTTTTCAAAACATTTTACAAGAAGCAATACGGTTCCATGGAAGTAGAATACGGAAGATTTGCGTCGCAGGTGATGTGACTTTGTACGATATCTTCTTACCCGACAATATCACGGAGTATCCATTAGTTCCATTTCATTATAAGTGGACAGGTACTCCTTATCCAATCTCTGCAGTATCACCTCTTATAGGTAAGCAGAGAGAGATAAACAAGTCGCATCAACTTATGGTTCATAATGCATCTCTTGGTAGTAGCCTTAGATGGTTACATGAAGAGGGTGCAATAGATACAGATTACTGGGAGAAATACTCTTCGTCTCCTGGTGCGTTGCTACCAGTTCGTCCTGGATCAGTTCCGCCTACTCCTGTGATGCCAGCCCCTCTGTCAAATGCATTTTTTCAGATAGTGCAGGAAGGTAAGAATGATATGGAATACTTGGCTGGCATTTATTCGTCTATGCAGGGCGATACTGGTTCGCAACATGATACATATCGTGGAATGCTTGCGATGGATGAATATGGTACAAGACGTGTAAAGCAATGGATGAAGAATGCAATAGAACCAGCATTAAAACAACTTGGAGAAGTTATAAAGCAATTCTCTCAATCTGTATATACAGCACATAAGGTTTTCAGAATAGTGCAACCTAATGCATTACAGGAGAGTAAGGAAGTACAAATTAATGTACCTATGTATAATGATTTTGGAGAAGCAATAGGTAGGTTTATGGATTATGAAACAGCTAGATTTGATATACGCATTATTACTGGATCTACTCTTCCACTAAATAGATGGGCATATTTAGCAGAACTTAAAGATATGATGCAACTAGGTATAATAGATGACTTGGCAGTATTAGCAGAGACTGACATTAAAGATAAAGAGCTTATAGCAGAAAGAAAGAGTCAGTTATCGCAATTACAAGGTCAAGTATCTGGAATGGAGGAATCATTGAAAGACAAGGAGGGAACTATTGAGACTCTCGAACGGCAATTGGTTCAAGCAGGTATTAAAGGCAAGGTCATGCAAGCTGAAATGGAAATTGATAAACAGAAGAATCAAGTTAAAAATAAAACAGAGAAAGAATATCTGGAGACTCAAGCAAAGCAGAAACTTTTAAGAAATAGAATGTCTGATGAAACTGTCACTGCAAAGAAACAGGTTCAGAATGATATGAAGACTAAATCGAAGGAAATGGACTTGCAAATAAAAAGTGTAATAAATAACTTGCAGGCTACCAAGGAGTCTTCGTAAATTACTATGAATAACAATCTTAATAAGGAGAGATAATGGAAGATAATCAAAAAACAGGCAACCCAGAGCAATCTGGCTCCTCAACTGATTTCTTTGAAGCGCTGGAAGATAATGTCAATAGCGCTATACAAGATAATGTTAGTACAGAAGCCGAAGTAACCCAAGCTCCATCTAGTGGCCCCAAAGAGGTAACCCACGCACCAAGCGAGCAAGGCACTGAAGGTGTCATTGATTGGGAAAAGAGATACAAAGACTCTACGCGAGAAGCACAGCGAATGAATGCTGAACTTCAGACCCTAAAGCCTTATGTTCCTGTTCTTAATGCAATGAAAAAAGATACTGGTCTTGTGGAACATGTAAGAGACTATCTTCGTGAAGGTGGTAAACCTGCGAAAAGTTTACCAGAGAAGTTGGGACTAGATGAAGATTTTCAGTTTAATGCTGACGATCTAGCTGATCCAGAATCAGATTCATCTAAACTCCTAAATGCTCAGGTAGACGCTCAAGTACAGGCACGACTTAAACAAGTTATGACTGCAGAGCGTCAGCAAACGCAGAAAGGCATGGCAAATCGTAAGCGAGCCGATGAGGCTAAGGACTTTCAGAAACGTCATAAAATGACCCCTGAACAGTTCCAAACCATGATGGGTGAAGCAGGTAAGCGCAGAATAACCTTAGATGATATATATCACCTTTTAAATAAGGATAAGGTTAATCAGAATGTTGCTAATAATACCAAAGACGATATGCTTAAGCAAATGAAGAATGTCCGTAATATTCCGACAAGTGCTAGTGGAACCAACAGCGCCCAGGTCCAATCGAGTCCAGACAACGATGTCTTTGACAAGATAATAGGATCTGATGGTGACATAGATAACTTGTTCGGCTAGCAAATCTTTAAATAGACTGTTAGCGAACTCACATAAGCTCTACTTGAAGACTCACAAGAGTAGTTGATAGGGAGCTAATAAGGAGACACTAACAATGTCAGATTTTTTAAGCGTAATTACGCCTAATCAAAATCTTACTGTAGCAGACCATGCGGATGCATTTGGTCCTGGCACTAGTACTGACTTCGTTACTGGTGATCTTCGAAGAAAATATAACTTCGGTGATCGTGTATCAGAGATAGCAATAGCCCAGGATCCATTTTTTCGGTTTCTAAGTAAGGTTGCAAAAAAACCCGTGGACGACCCACAATTCAAATGGGCGGAAAAACGCCCTTCATGGCATAAACGCTATGCTTATGTTATAGGTCAAGTAGCAAATGGATCGGATGAATTAGCAGATTCAGAGATGGAGCAATCCGATACTGGAGCCGTTGTAAGTGCTGTAGGCCAAAAGATGAAGCTATATATGGCTACTGATTATAAATCATCAGGTAACATACAGAACGTTTATAACAACCAGGCTATTACAGATATTGAAGTTGGTGCTTCAGGTACTGAACCAGCATTCTTTTTATCTGGACAAATCGTTAAGATTCCTGGTAAATCAGGTCCTTCAGATACAGGCACTGCAGGATATCAGCTTCTTAAGGTTGAAACAGTAACAACTGGCGTGACCAAAACCGCTGGTGGTAGTGCTAAAGAATGTGTGGCGATAGAAGGTACTCTTGTTAAGTATGACAGTGGTGCTTTAGAATTTTCTTCATTCTATAACGATACTCCATCTGCTGGTGGTGTAGGTACTGGTACTGATAATGATGAACAGGTATCAGATAGAAGTATTGCCGGTGAACTTGAAGCTAATCGTTCATACATAGTAGGCACTGCCTTTGCAGAAGGAACTGGGTATCCAGAAACCTGGAAAGATCAGCCTTACTCAACTAACATTGGGCTAACGCAGATCTGGAAGACTAGTATGGCAATGACCAACACTGCTCGTGCAACTTCTTTAAAATATGACTCTAATGAATGGGCTCGTATTTGGAAAGAAAAGCTTATTGAGCATAAATGGGATCTTGAAACATCCTTGTTATTTGGATCTCAGTACGAAGCAAGTGATGGCATTCAGTATACACAGGGCGCTATAGATTACATTACTACCTATGGCAATCAATTCAGTTTAACTATTGCAACTAAGACAGCTGATGACTTCTTAGATGATATGTCTAACTATGTTGATCCTAGGTATAATCAATCTCAGGCAACATTATTCTTCTGTAATACAGCAGTATATAACTGGCTACATAAGCTTGGTGGATACTTCAAGAATAATCTTGAGATATCTTCTAACTTCCGGTCAGATCTTGCTATGACAGGTAAAAAGAAAGTCTTTGGTGTTGATATTTCTACATTCTCAACTCCTTATGGAGATATAAATGTGGCACGTAATATCCATCTAGACGGTACTAATATCAAAATGATGGGCATCAATATGAAGAATTGTTCATGGCGCCCTCTTGTTGGTAATGGTATTAACAGAGATACATCAGTGTACGTAGGAGTTCAAACATTAGAGAACTCTGGAGTTGATCGTAGAGTTGATCTAATATTAACTGAAGGTGGTATGGAATGGCAAATGCCTGAATCCCATGCTCTCTGGACATAAGGAGGATATATAATGGCAAACCCAATGTATGGACAAAATAAAGCTGATGATGCTATCGATGCATGTGCAGATATGGTGACCGGTGGCGTTGCTGCTGCTGGCACTGGTGCTGGCTCATGTGGTGTTGCGACTGAGTGTAATGCGGATAAAGTAGTAGAAATCGTAATCGATGGCGTTACTTACTTTCTTCCTGTATTTACTCAAAACGCATAAGGAGGTAGATAATGGCTGTTACTAAAATAGGCTCAAAAGCTCACTGGGGCGGAGCATATGTAGAAGAGATAAACGGACTAATTACTTTAACTGCAGGTGATAGTGGTAAAATCTTCTTGTGTACGTCAGCAGCTGTCACACTTCCGGCAGCAGCAGATTCTGCTGGTTGGAATGCAACTTTTATTTTCAAATATGGTACATCAACTGTTAATTCGTTAACAATAGATGAATCTGGAGATATGGCAATAATAGTTGGTGATGGTTCTGCTTTCCAATCTGGTAAGTCAATAGCCTAGTATAATAAATGACTGAGCCCGTCCAACGGAAGATTTCTCTCCCCGCGGGCGGGTAAGGTCTAAACTAAAAGAGGGAGATATGGTAACAATTAAAGAAAAGCAGGTAGAGGAGAAGGAAAAGGTAGTAAGAAGAGTGGATCCAAGTCTGGTAGCTATTGAAAGGCTGACAGTACTAAATGGAGCTCTTGTAGAGCAAGTAAAAGCATTATCTAGTGATATAGATGATCTTAAGAATAGAGTGACCCAGGTCGCAAGTAGGCTGGGTCTTTAAGTATAGGAGGCAATATGCCAAGTCCAAAAGAATGTGGTGCTAAGTTTCCCAAAGGGAGTAAAGCATATAAAGATTGTATAGCTTATAAGAATCAAAGTCCTGTAAAGGGTCGAGCTAGAAAACCATCTCCAAGTAAGGGCTATTAATAATTGGCTACATTTGAAGCTCAAGTAGAAGCCTTAACTGGTATAACTATTAGTAGCAGTAGTACTAATCCTACTCAGGCTGAATTACTGGTATAACTATTAGTAGCAGTAGTACTAATCCTACTCAGGCTGAATTAGACCAGTTTCTTGCAGATGGTGTACTAGATGTTACTGACAAATGGCTTATAGGTCATCCTCAGGATAGGGAACTATTTATGGATGAGACTGATTTGAAAGTTGCTCAAGGAGCTAATCTAGATGGTGCAGAAATTATATCTGTAGTTCGTGCAGATGGTATTACTGCTGGCAATTTTAGACCATGTAGAAAGATATCTCAAGCCCAGCAATCACAAGTACTTGATACAGAGAGTCTATCTTTTGCGTCAAAGTACCATCCAGTATATATGTTAAATTCAGATAATTCAGTAGCGGTATTTCCTGTACCATCAGATAACTCTGGTAAGGATTCATATAAGATATACTATGTTAATAATACGCCAAAAGATGGTACTGGTAATGCATTAACATTTGCAGATAGCACATTAAGATCTTTTCCTGCAGATAAGGTTTATCTTGTATCATTATATGCATCTATCAAGTCTCTCCATGCAAATATGGTGGCTACAACAATTTCTGATCTTGCAATCAAAACTGTACCTCCAGATACTCCTACTATTACAGCTTCAACTGTAAGTTTTAGCTCGCCTGCTCCTACATATACAAAGCCTACTCTTACAACAAGACAATCATTTAATGCTTTTTTTGAAAGTGGTTCATTGAATCCCTTTGATGATAGTGATCCAGGAGCATTAACTATTAGCGTATCTGCTCCGACAACTCCAATCGATCCCACAATATCATCACCAGGAGTTGGTCCAATTACTATAGATTCGCTACCTGTTAATCCTCCCGATTATGAAACACCAACTCAAACAATAAGTGGTATTGATTGGGTTACAGAATACCCATCTCAAGCCAGTGCTATAACTGCAGCTCTAGCAAAGATACTTGCTTCAGTTGAAAATGCAGAAGATGAGATAAAAGATGTTAATAAGATGACAGCTAATATTGTTTTGGGTGTTGCTGAAGTCGCTGAGTCTGCAGGAGATACAGATACTACTACTTCTGAAATGAAGACAGCTGCTGACGGATTAGCAACGGCTCTTACTAAATTTCAATTAGATGGTGCTGATCCAGCATTATTTGGTGATGAATCTACATATGATACCACCAATAGTGAAATGACAAGGGTTAAAGATGCCTTAGATAATGCTAAGACAATTATAGATGATGGAGAAAATTCTCCTACAGGTAATGCAGCCGGAGATGCAGCTACATATCTTTATACAGATCAAGATACTGAATTATTACAGGGAGCTATAAGTATTGCAAGTAGTGAAATACAAAGAGCCCAGGCACATATTGCAGAATGGAATGCGACAGTTCAAACATTAACAGCTGAAGCAAGTGGTTTTGCAAATGAGATGCAGG